ATGATGAAAAAAAGTATTCTGGCGTTTCTGTTACTCACCAGTTCGGCAGCGGCGTTGGCGGCTCCGCAGGTGATTACCGTCAGCCGTTTTGAAATGGGTAAAGACAAATGGGCGTTTAATCGCGAAGAGGTGATGCTGACCTGTCGTCCGGGCAATGCTTTGTATGTCATTAACCCAAGTACCCTGGTACAGTATCCTTTAAACGATATCGCACAAAAGGAAGTAGCCAGCGGGAAGACTAAAGCCCAGCCCATTTCGGTGATCCAGATTGATGATCCCAATAAACCAGGTGAAAAAGTGAGTCTGGCACCGTTTATTGAAAGAGCTGAGAGACTCTGTTAATTATCTATAGTAATTTTTTGATTTTAAATAAAAAACCGCCCGGGTGCTTTCACCAGAACGGGCGGTTTTTAACATTTTAGAGGATGATAAACGCGCTTTTTTTCTGACCACTTTACGCGCGGACTGGAAAACCTGGCGTCGTCATCTATTCTTAAAAGGCAAGGCAACTAAGCCTGCATTAATGCCAACTTTTAGCGCACGGCTCTCTCCCAAGAGCCATTTCCCTGGACCGAATACAGGAATCGTATTCGGTCTCTTTTTAATTGTATTTAAAATCAATTAGTTGCAAGCATCTCCCCGAAATCCCCCGAAATTTACTCGAATTTCTGTATTCCGGTCTTTTTTGGTTATATCACAACCAATATACATTTAACAATCCATTTACGTTAAAATCAGAGCAGTAAGTACGTTTTTTCTCGCTCATCAAGATACATTTTTGTTGTCTTCTCCGATGTGTGACCAAGTAGGCGCTGGGCAAATTCTTCTCCACATGTTTCTTTGTACAATCGTCCAGCCAGACTTCTGATCTCGTGAAAAGTTGGTGGGTTTTCACTGAACTGGATACCTGTTAATTTTCTGGCTGCGACAAATTTTTTTGTCAGGCCATCCGGGTGAATGCTGCCGTCAGGGCTGTTTTTTCTAATCCCGGCACTGATTAGATAATCTCCCCGGCTTACCAGGCGGCACCGTTCAACTACTGTACCAAGCCGTAGACCAGCGACAGGAAGGCTGAGTGACAGGGGGATAGCAATCATCATTCCTGTCTTAATTTGCCTGATGTGGAGACGATCATCATAAATATCACTGAACCGCATATTCGTTATGTCTTCGCGACGTTGTCCTGTTACAAGGGCTAAATCCATAGCTAATGGGAACCATGCCGGAAGTTGATCTGCTGCCTCCCTGATGCAGTTGTATGTCTTTAGTTTCAGTCGTTCTCTTGTAACTACTATTTTCGGTGCTCTTGTTGGCGTTACTGGATTTTGAGATATACGTCCTTCAACAATGGCCTCGCGAAACATATCAGACAACACAGAACGCATTGATCCTGCCATTGTGTTTTTCCCTCCTTCAATCCACAAATCAAGAAACTCGGCAATATGGCGAGTGGTTATTTCTGTCAGTAAAATTCCTCCCAATTTTTCTTTTATTGTCTCCAGTTGATTTATCCGAATTTTATAAGTATTTCTGGACACTTTTCTCCTTATAAGAATCGTTTTGTAACGTTCAATCCAGTCTGCCATAGTAAATGAGTCGAACCCTTTAAGCTTTTCAATTAAGGCTGCAGGAGAGTAGTTTTTGTATATATAATGATTTGCTTCAATTGCCTGCGCTACTGCATCTCTCCTTGAAATTTTACCTAGTGTAAATTCTTCTTTCGTCAGAGGGTTGCGCCAGTAATATGCTTTGTCCCTCCTTCGATATGTTAAGTTTTTAGGCAAATTGGGATCGTATTTTTTCCGCTGCATGTTTTAACTTCTCCAGTAACGGACTGTCTCTCCCTTGTCGCCCATTAGGTTGATGGTGTGTTATATCGGTATCAACCTTATTTGGGTTGATATAGAAAGCCTCCGGAACCACCCTGTAACTCCTCCCGTGTAGTTCAGGTGCAGGATAAATGTTTCCATTCCTTGCCCATCGTCTCAGCGTTGATATTGATGGTGGGTTATCCGGATATCTGAGTTTTCCCCACGTTTTGAGTGTCACAAGATTCATTGCCATACCTCTTACGATATGACCGCCAGTAAATATACAGAATACTGGCGGGCGTGGTTGATTTTTAATAATCACCTATGAAGTTCTAGTTTGGATATAATGCAACTCACGATGACAGAAGTTTCTCGCAATTAAAATTTATCAGTTTTGCTTTCTGCTCTCTGGAAACGCCTGCTTCTTTTTTCCCTGAGAGCATTTTTTCGCATTCTGATTTCGTTAGTTTAGATTTTGAATATCTTGTCCAGTTAGTAGGAGTGCCACCTTCCTTTTCAATAGTGGCGGTAATTTTATACATGAACACCTCCATTATTATTTCCAGTGGTTCGTTTATTCCATCTTTCGAGTGCTTCTTTTTCACTTCCACCATAACCGGTTCGGGATTCGCATCCGTTACACTTTGCGCGGTAATATCCTGAAATGGCTTTCACCGTTACTGATGGACAACCACAAAACGGACATGGTTTGACTTTTTCATACCGCATTGTCTTTTCTCTCATATAATAAAATTTTGTGATGGCGGTGAGGCTACACCGCCAAAGTCAATATTAGGAGCTGATATATTCTGGTTTTATATCTGTCAGTGTCGTTTTATACGCCTCATATAATTCACCCAGATGTGGTCGTGCAGCATTCAGCGTATTTTCCAGAGCAGTAAATTTTTGTTCTGCTTCTGGATCACCTGATGAAGGCAGGTCATTTATCATCTTCTCGATACTGGCAATAGCATTGAGACGGTGATGGCGCCGAACCACTTTTCCTTTAAGCTCGGCAAAGAATTCGCCGATCTGGTTTTTCTGATCCTCTATCTCTTGGCGTAATGCAGTGGTTTCCTCAGTCGTGGCCGCGCTTTCGACGCGCTGCCGGAATTCATCAATCCACGCTTCGTCAATACGCTGTTCGATGGTTTCTGTTCGCTGCTCGCTTACCTCGCTATAATTCTGTACCGGCACAGGATTGATGATTTTTTCCTGTGGCTCTTCCAGTTCGTCGGGGGTATACACGCCCAGGATGACGTCAGGACAATAAAGGCGAGCCCAGTATTTCAACGCCAGATAGGCGAGCTGTTGTTTCGGGTTTGAGGTCCATAAAGGAGAATTACGCGTAATCACGCTGGAAAGAAACACCGGTTCTCCCCAGGTAATCTCACTTTCACTGCGAAGAACTGCACCCACTCGAACTGATAGACCATACTCATCTTCACTGGTCCAACATGGGATCGTTTCTTTTTTCTCATAGATTCCGCCTCCTTTGGCCGTTTTCTTAACGGTCTCCACTCGGGTGCGAGAGCATTTCTCCCAGTCTCCCTCGTACTTGTAATGGAAGCGGCCTACAATTGCACTTGAGCTAGAGATCACAGCGTTAACCAGTTGTGCTTCATAACCCAGAACTCCGTTTACCAGGTGTGTTTTCTGAGCCACAGCGTAGGGGTTCATGCCCCATTGCATGGCTTGCATGATAATTGCCATGCAGTCGGCAGGTTTTCCGCGAAGGTGATCGGGAACTGTGACGGTGGCCTGTGACATCAACCCGGCTACTTCCTGAAGTTGCGTCAACGCCTGAACGTTAAAAATAGTGTTACTGGCAGAAATGGTATTTGGTGTCTGCTCTGTCGTGATGATATTGGTATTTTGCATGGTCAGGTTCTCCATTAAGCCAGATGCAGTGCTTCAAGACGACGAAGATCAAAGTCGTTTAATTCGTCGGTGTAACTTTCGGTAATAGGTGCTGGCCAGTTGTTTGTCTCTAGGGCTTCGTTTATCTGGCGTAGCGTCCGGCGATATTCCTGTCGACCAAGCTCCAGGAGTTCCTGCGAGGCTTCCACGACTGCCACCCAGTGATAGCCAACATCTTTGTTGACGAAGATCCAGAAAAATTTGTCCAGGTTTGCCACATCGCAATACATTGCGGCGCTGAGGTGATAATCACGCTCAATAATTTCAAGGTGCAGGCGATCTTTAAGTCGTTCCTGCCGCACATAACCGAGGCTGACTGACTTCACGTCAGCGCAAATGCTTTCGTATGGCAGCCGGATTTCGATATCAGGGCGGACCCTGATTTCCAGCCCGGTTTCTTCATCAAACCCGAAATAGCTGATTTCAGATTTGCGATCCGGGTGGTTGAGTAGCCTTGCTGCATCGGTATTGTTTTGCAGTGCCGCGTGAATATTTTTTGCCTGTTCATACATATCCGGACTGATAAACGTTTTCCCGGCGTTTTCTTCTTGCTGGCGTTTTTGCCAGTCCTCCAGTGTCACCAGTTCCGGGCGAATTTTCCGTGCGATTTCGGTTAATTGCTCTTTTGTGCCACTGATGTTGTAAGGCAACGATTTAGCACGTTCTTTTTTTGCCAGTTCTGGGTCTACAGTTTCAATTTGATCCAGAAGCTGCTCCCGTGCTCCACTGGTTTTCAACAGAGGAGGGAGGCTTGCGTTGTATTCTTTAATACAGGCTTTCATTGCTGATGCTGTGTGTTTTTCCCCCTCAGGAATACGCCGAAATTCCACCGGAAGTGAACCGTAAAGGATGCCTGTTTCTTCGGCCCCAGCACTTACAGACAGTGGCTGTATAAGAGTGCTGTTGTAGCTTTCGATCCACTCTTTCATCTGCTCTGGTGTCATCAGTGCTGGCAGACTGGCATTGTGTTTTTTAATGATGGCGATCAGTTCGTTAGAAGTAGTAACCACATATTCAGGAACCGGTACCGGAATGGCATATTCATCAGCGAATTTATCCGTTTCCAGAACATAGCTGTGAATGATCCGCCCACGCAGCAGTGCATCACTTTCCTCGTTCGGAATAGTTCCGGCAATGTGCCTCCCGTGGTAATACATCAGGCTGATACGGGCATCCTTCAGCATCGTGCTGCTTATTCCGTTGGCGGAGTGATAAACCTCGTTCGGGAGGTTTTCATAGCGGCCTGGCTCGAAATATGACGGCCACATGATTTCAGTTGCTACAGGAGCTGACGCTTCGCCAGTTTCATCACTGCAATCGCGATGCGGATCGCTGCCAGCATTCTCATTGTGCGGATGTTCAGCGCCTTCCATTTCCTCCAGACCTTTTTCCTGATATTCATTCTGATTTTCTTCATTAAAGGTTTTCTGATACGTTGCGTCGCCCATCACCGCACCACAGTCAGGGCAGTTATCCCCGCCAGTCTGACCGCAGGCATTGCAGACTATTTCCGGTTCCTGTTGCACTACTGGCTCAGGTTGTTTCGCATCCGGGCTGATTTTTTCCGTTTCTGGCTGGTTCTGGTACACAGAATCGCGAGTCTGGATCCCCTTAACCCATTTCGGATCGTTCGGGTCGCTAATTCCGTCAACAAATTCACCACGTGATGCAGCAAGCAATTTATCGGCATCGACAGGATTTTTTGATGGAATGTTTTTCCGGGCTTCATGGAGTTCTGCCCGCAGTTCCTGATATTTCGCATCAACAGAATTTACCTGTGACTGAGCATCCAGCGGCTGCGTGTTCTGATGATGTTCAGTTGCATTCGGTTCCACTGTTTCAGCCGTTGCCTGTTCATCTGCCATTGCGCCAGATGGTTGTGGTTTTTCTTCATCGTCCTGTTTTCCTTCTTCTGTTACTCGCTGCGGCATCGGGGCCGAGGAGCGACCGCAGGCAATATCCACGATTTCCGGATCAGGGTTGGCATGATCGGTTTCAGTCAGTACTTTGTTCAGATATTCAGTGACGTGTGCGGGGATGACCTCGATCCCAATTGGTGCTTCTTTCACGGACGCAACCACGATGGCGCGGGAATAATCCAGCCCGCCAGGCATGGTGATGAATTTGTCGCGGAAAACAGAAAAGGGCGGTTTATTTTCAGCGATAATTTCCTCAATGCGTTTAGCGTGTGCCGGATGAAGGTTATAGATGTCCACGTCCATTGAACGGGCCAGTACGCCAGTGGCTACATCGCGCGCCAGTGACGTCAGATCGTGGACGAAACCTTCGCCGCGATCGGTGAGGTTCCCGCCGCCAGCATTAGCACCGGAAGCCGTGCGAGTGATGCGTGAAACACGATTCCCTTTTCGCCATTCTTTTGTCAGAAGACCGCGATCAATGTGTTCGGTATCCAGCCAGGCTGAAATGAAATTCTTAAATTCATAGGGCTGATGTTTTTTCGTGATAGAGAACACTGCCTTAATTGCATCAGTCAGGCGGAGCAGGGCGGCATTATCCAGAGTTGTCGGTTCTGCCATGCTGCGTATGGCCAACAGCAGATTCTGGACATAGCTGTTTTCCTGATCCATCTCAAGAGCAGTAATGTGTTTGCGTTGTTCACGGGTGGCATGATGCAGGTATTTTCGATCCCCGGCTGCATACGTAAAAATGTGCAGAAGACGCTGTGTGAACCGCAAAGTGGCTACAGAGACTTCGCAATCCTGGCAATCCTCGTGGGCGTCTGCCTGCGCGTTTTCTTCCTGGCCTCCCGTCGGTTCTTCGGTTTCCGGTGCATCCTCCTGATGGTGAACGTCGTCTGGCGCTGCTCCCGGTTTTAGTTCCCAGGTCATGGAGTCTTTGTTGAGTTGATAGCGTTCACTCCAGGTAAAATCGATCTCACCTTCAGGGGGAAGGTCATTAACGACAGGAAAATTTGTGGCAACAGCTTTAAAATAGTTGCTCAGTTTTTTACCTGACTTAACGAGCAGGTAGTCCAGAGTGGCACAGGTCGATTCAAAATCGTCGCTTGCCCACAGGACGACGTCAGGTTCACCGGATGATTTTTTCGCTTTCCGTAACAGGAAGAGTGGTTTTGTGCTCATTGTTTTTTAACCTCAACTCAGATTAAAATTCGTTTTGTTCAGTGAATGATCTTGCCGGATACACACTGTTCATAGCCTGCGTATGGCGCAGGCTATTTCTTTCAGATTTCACCGCCTAATTTCATTGCAATCAGAGTTGCCAGAAATCCGGCTTTTTTTTCTGCGGGCAGATTCTTTCCGATGTGAACCAGGCACATTTTTGTGACACCTTCATCAAGTGTTTTTACGTTGCCTGATGGACCGTCGATATCAACCACAGTGAATGGGGTTTCTTTATTTTCTGTTTTAATCACGTAGCCAATACGCTTTCCTTCCAGATTAACCTCGTGAACAATGTCATCGGTCGTTACAACAGTGGCTTCATAATTGGTAATCATGTTTTTCTCCTTAATTAAGGTTGAGCGAATCCCTGCCATTGCTGGCATAAATTCAGTTTCGAATAGTCAGTTAATTAAAGTTCGTGTGCCATCTGGTCTTTTTCGGCACAACTTTCACTACAATATTTTTTCATTTCCGTCATTGGGATAACTCCACGCATGAAATGAAGAGGTCTTTTAATACTTTTGCTTTCTTCAATTTCTTTATTGCAAAGGTGGTAAGCACATTTTATTTTCTTAGTCATCACCATGACTCCGCCTTTACAGGTAAACCATCACGACCGAGGAAGACTTTAATCATGCAGTCAGAAATGCATGTTTTTGTAGTCAGGTTACGAATATAAAGTTTTCGCTTTTTAATATTGTTTGCCGAGGCGATATATGTCCGGCCTTCATGAAGAACATAATCACCAGGAGTCACACACTGACGTGGTATTTCATCAGTTCCGAAGTGATGTGCAATCATAATTATCTCCATTTTTACAAATGAACTTTGTTGATGCGGTGCCTGGTGCCTCCAGGTGACTGCAACCAGTTAACAATTACAGTCGGCTTTCCCACCCAAACCAATAAGGACTAACATGACTTTTAACTGTGCCGCGTGCGCTTAGCCGCATTCACCGCATCACAAAATTCACTTTAAAAAGGGCGGACATCAGTCGAACTTCAAGAAAAAACTGATGCCACCAAGACTACACACAGCGGTGTTGTTATTCACAACCGGAGGCGCATTCCCACCATTTAAATTTAACAGACAAGACCGACTCTTTATGGATATCGGAAATGCGCCTTCGTGTTGTGCCCGGTTTTATTTCACCACCTCCGGGCTTTGGTGGCCTCGGCTATACCCCTACAGCGAGAATATTGAATTAATCCAATAAATGGATTAGCTGGTATTTTTGGCAAGCCAGCGACGTGCGCCCGTTTCCGTTTTGAATGTCTTGCTTTTGGTATAAGTCATGGCAGTGAACGTTCCATCCTGGTTGGGGAACACGCCACAAACTAGGGATTCGTTGTTGCCGAGGTCGATTTTTTGCATTTTGGGAACCCTCACATCTTGTTGTTGCGGATAGAGGCTTCTGCCTGCCAGAGATCCCAGTCGTTGCTGCGTAAAGCCTGCACAGCCTGGTTGTAAGTGATACCGCAACAATCCATCAAATACTGAACTACTTCGTAATGCACCATCTTATCTCTCCCCTTAACGCCGGGTGGCGGAACTAAAACCTACAGCGCCGTGCTGTTCTTGATAGAAATATTAGTAACACGGATATTTTAAGTCAACAGTATGGCGTATGATATTTTTGATTTAGTAACTATGTAAATGTTTTTTCAAGGGAAAAATATTAGTTATACAGCTGATTTGCAGAAGTTATGGCACAAAAAAACCGACTAAGACGTCGGTTTTTTTGTTGTGGAGGGGGTAGTGAGTGGTGGCTACTGGTTACGTTTCTTTAGTGCCAGCATGTTCTCGAAGGCTTCCTCGTAGAGCTTGTTTAGTCCACGTAGCTGGTTAAGGAGTTTGGCTTTTTCTGACGCAGGTAGAATCTCGAAGAGGTTAAGTAACTCAGCCTGTTCTTCATTGACCAGCCTCCATCCTTTGCCTGAAAAGCTATCATCATAAGTATCTGATGATCTTACATAATTCATTAAGTCTTTAAGGTCTTCTCGAATGTCCTCTGGTTTTACCTTTAATAGAGCCGCAAATTTTAGCGCAGCGTCGGTATTTACCGGTATCTTGCCGTTCAGATACTGGCTAACGGTGCCTTGAGATTCGAATCCCAACAACTCAGCCGCCAGCTCTTGAGTCAGCTTCAGCTCTTTTTTTCTTGCATTCCATGCGGCTTTTAAATTCTTGCTCGCTTCTGGAGTTGCAATCACTTCGCGTGTTTTTTTCATACATAGAGTTTATTTGTTTTACCAATATTATCAAAGATAGTCTGACTGTTGATCTTTAAAATTAGTGGAGCTAATATTTGTTCGAGGCATAACGTAGAAGGTTGGCTATGAACTTAAGAGACTATTTAAAAGAGAAACATATCACCCAGTTACAGTTTGGGAAGCTAACGGGTTTATCTCAGGTGCATGTAAGTCGAGTGCTGGGGGGCTATGAAAGATTCAGCCCTGAAAAAGCATTACGTGTTGCTGAAGTAACGAATTTCGAGGTTACACCTCATGAACTCCGGCCTGATATCTACCCGAATCCGACCGATGGTTTACCTGTTGGATGTAAGGCTAACACACAAAATGCACAGGAGTTGATTCATGAAAATCAGGCATGAGCACATCGAATCAGTGCTGTTAGCCCTGGCCGCTGAAAAAGGGCAGGCATGGGTAGCCAATGCAATTACTGAAGAATATCTGCGCCAGGGGGGCGGCGAATTGCCCCTGGTACCAGGCAAGGACTGGAATAATCAGCAGAACATCTATCACCGTTGGTTAAAAGGTGAAACGAAAGCGCAAAGGGAAAAAATTCAGACACTGATCCCTGCGGTTCTGGCAATTCTTCCGCGCGAGCTGCGTCACCGACTCTGCATCTTCGATACCCTGGAACGCCGTGCATTACTGGCGGCGCAGGAAGCGTTGAGTACGGCAATTGATGCGCATGATGATGCAGTCCAGGCCGTTTACCGGAAAGCACATTTCAGCGGTGGTGGGTCGCCCGGTGATTCTGTCGTAGTGCATTGATTGAAATTAATCGTGCCGGATTGTTTTGTTCGGTATCAGTTAAATGTAACGCTGCGAGCGTTACAAGGTGAAAACAAATGGCTTCAAACTGGATAAAGCTCGAGGTTATTACGCCGGATAAGCCGGAAATATTCAGGCTTGCTGAGATTCTGAATATTGATCCAGATGCCGCATTAGGGAAGGTTATTCGCTTCTGGGCATGGGCGGATCAACAAATGATAGACGGTAATGCAGATTGTAACGCTCGCGGCGTTACAAAAAGTGCAATAGATCGCATCACTTTTATGGCTGGTTTTGCTGATGCGTTAATTCAGGTTGGATGGCTGGTCGAAAATGACGTTGGGCTTTCTCTACCTAACTTTGAACGCCATAACGGAAAAAGCTCTAAAAAACGGGCGATTACAAACGAGAGGGTTACAAAATTACGCGAGCTGAAACGAAAAGGTAACGCTGGCAGCGTTACACAAACGGATCAAAAAGCGTTACCAGAGGAAGAGGAAGAGGAAGATATAAATACTGATCTCCCCCTAAATCCCCCTCGCCAAAAACGAGCATCTAAAAAATTCGAGCCGGAGGCTATTGAGTTGCCCGATTGGTTGCCGGAAACACTCTGGCATGAGTGGGTCCGGTTCAGACAGGCATTACGAAAACCGATTCGAACGGAGCAGGGCGCTAACGGGGCGATACGGGAGCTGGAAAAATTCCGCCAGCAGGGTTTTACCCCTGAGCAGGTGATTAGACACAGCATCGCCAATGAATACCAGGGCTTGTTCGCGCCGAAAGGCGTTCGGCCTGAGACGTTGCTCCGACAGGTTAACACCGTCTCGTTGCCGGACAGTGCGATCCCGCCAGGCTTCAGGGGGTAACAGACCATGAAAAATATTGCGACAGGAGGCGTTCTGGAGCGTATCCGCAGACTGGCCCCACCACATGTAACCGCCCCATTCAGAACGGTTGCGGAGTGGCGCGAGTGGCAACTTGCTGAAGGCCAGAAACGTAGCGAGGAGATCAACCGCCTGAATCGCCAGTTGCGGGTGGAAAAAATTCTGAATCGCTCAGGCATCCAGCCGTTGCACCGTAAATGCTCGTTTGCGAATTACCAGGTGCAGAACGACGACCAGCGATACGCGTTAAGCCAGGCGAAATCCATCGCCGATGAACTGATGACCGGGTGTACAAATTTTGCGTTCAGCGGAAAACCTGGTACCGGGAAGAATCACTTAGCGGCAGCTATCGGGAATCGCCTGCTGAAAGACGGTCAGACAGTGATTGTGGTTACCGTGGCTGATGTTATGAGCGCCCTGCACGCCAGCTATGACGACGGGCAGTCAGGCGAAAAATTTTTGCGGGAACTGTGCGAAGTGGATCTGCTGGTTCTTGATGAAATTGGCATTCAGCGCGAGACGAAAAACGAGCAGGTGGTACTGCACCAGATTATTGATCGACGGACAGCGTCGATGCGTAGCGTGGGAATGCTGACAAACCTGAACTATGAGGCCATGAAAACATTGCTCGGCGAGCGGATTATGGATCGCATGACCATGAACGGCGGGCGCTGGGTGAATTTTAACTGGGAGAGCTGGCGCCCGAATGTTGGTCAGCCAGGTATTGAAAAGTAATTTTTACCGGGAGGAAATTTATGGAGACTGTTTTTGACGCACTGAAAGCGATGGGAAAAGCCACGTCGGTAGAGCTGGCTGCGCGACTTGATATCAGTCGTGAAGAAGTACTGAACGAGCTGTGGGAACTGAAAAAGGCTGGCTTCGTTGATAAAAGCGTATACACCTGGCGTGTGGCTGATAACAACGTTCAGCAGGAACAGCCAGCGCCAGAAGAACAGCCGGAAGAAACCACCACGGCGACAGTAGCGAAAATCTCAGAGTGCGATTTAACCGCGACGATTGAACAACGCGGACCACAAACGGCGGATGAACTGGCTACTCTGTTCGGTACAACATCCCGCAAAGTGGCTTCAACGCTGGCAATGGCAATCAGCAAAGGTCGTCTGATTCGTGTTAATCAGAACGGTAAATTTCGTTACTGCATGCCGGGCGGTAATTTACCAGCAGAGCCGAAAGCGGCATCGGTAGCGGAAACTGATGGTAAAGCCTTTCCTCAGCCTGCATATGTTGCGTTACCAGTACAGGAAGCTGCAACACAGGAAGATATTAAAACAGAAACTGTGGCGGACATTGTGCAGCCGCTTGAGAAGCGAGTGGATAATCTGGTTCTGCCATCGCTGCGACAGGCAAACCGCGAACTGCGTCGGGCGAAAAGTGATATCCGGAAATGGGAGCGAGTCTGCGCCGCGCTGCGGGAGCTGAATAAATATCGCGATATTGTCGCCCAGCTTTGCCAGGAGGAAACCAGTGAGCAACATTAATTACCAGGCACTGCGAATGGCGGCAGAAAATGCAACCCCTGGCGAATGGTGTTCTGATGATTATGGGGTAATTGCCGATGCCGGACTGAACGCAAATTACTACATAGCATCATGCTCAGGACCAGATAATCGCGCCAATAAGCGATTCATAGCGGCAGCCAATCCGGCTACCGTGCTGGCAGTGCTTGATGAACGGGAAGCCCAAAGCAAACGCATTGCAGAGCTGGAAGCTAATCTTGTGGCGCTGGCGGCGGAGAATGCGGGGCTGAATAAATTTATCGTACAGAGTTGCTACGTGTTTGATGGCGAGCAGGATGAACTATCTGATGCGTATATCTGCGCAATAGACGGAAGGATGCCGCAAACCCCAGCCACCGATGCTTTCCTGGCTGAAGTACGTGCGGAGGCTCGCAACGAGGGGATTAACTATACCGCCAGCCGTCTTGCTGCTGCTTTCAACCACGGATTTATCAATAAGTCTTTACGTGAAGTTTTCGACGTTACGCGCATGATTCTGTCAGCGAAAGAAGAGTTGGCTAATGAACCGCACCCGATTGATGGCCTGTCCGGTGAATATGCGGAGAAATCCCTTGAAGAATGGGTGGAACAGATTCGCAAAGGAGACAACCAGTGAGTGAGTCAAAATGCCAAATTAATGGCAACAAGATAGAACCGTGTACGGCTCTGGCAAAATCCCTTGAGCATGATGCTGAATACACGACGCGAAAAGGTCTGCTGATATACAAAATCTGGAATGAGAGTTTAACTCGCGGCCCTGATTTGGTGATGTTGCGTTCCGGTGAATTTTCTAAATCACCAGTTCGGGTTTCATTTTGCCCGTTCTGTGGTGAAAGTCTGAAAACGTGGGAAGCGGAGGCGACCAGTGGGCAAAATTGAATATAAGGTACTGCGTAAGATAGCAAAACAGGCCACGCAGGGCGAATGGTGCGCATTTATTTCGTCGGGTACTGGTACGTATGCGGTGCATACGCCCGGTGATAAACGATGTGAAGACGTTATCAAATGGCCCGGCTTTGACGGACAGAAAAACGCAGAGAACAACGCTCGTTATATCGCAGCTTTCAACCCAGCAGTAGTGCAGGCACTACTGGATGAACTGGAAGCAGCCAAAAAGCGCATTGCAGAACTGGAAGCACGGGAAATAAAACCAGCCAAAGGTGAAGTTCTTGTCGTTGTATCTGGTTTTACTGGTTGCGGGAAAAGCGCCATTGCCGGGGAAATAGAAATTGCGATGAAAGCTATTGGTGCGCCGGTTCAATGGACTAATGGCGATGCAGAAAAGCGTATGACCGGCGCTGACTGGCTGACAGCGATTGAGATGTACAAACCAAATGTGCGCATCGTGGAAGTTAATGTGCCACGCGTCGCTGGCATTCGCATCAAAGGAGAGTGACGTGGAAATAAAACCAGAAGATGAGTTAAGTAATATTGTTTTATTTCCGGTAAAAGAGGATGACCCACGTAATCAGGTTAATTTTCTTTATGAGTCATCGGAAAGACCATATTGTCATCACGCCTCTGTTCGGGTTGACGAAAAAGAGCGTCAGGTCCGCTGTAAAATCTGCGGTGCAGTTGTGGAGCCGTTTGACTGGATGCTCTCTGTGGCGAAAAGAGAAACCAGACTGGCAGATGATGTAAGGCTATTGCGCCAGGAGGAACAGGAAAGGCGGAAAAATATAGAAAAGTTAATTCAGATTGAGCGTAACGCGAAAGCGCGGATACGCAGGGCGAAAAAAAACAGAACTGAATAATTAAATTTAGCACTGTAAATAATTTTAATCCTTAACCGGAGGGATTCCTGCACCCTCAAATCATCCGGAGGCCGCCCGAAAGGGCGGTAATAAAAATGGCAGAACTAACTAAAGAATGGTTGCAACAAACAATTACTGATATTCAGATCAATTGAGGTGAGAAATGCGGATGGAAAATTGTTTATTGCCGTATCTGGTGCGGTTTGGGGCGTCGTCATTAACAGTTATTCCACATGTCATGATGGCTGACAATATTATCCCGGCACCAAAGCGCCATACCGGTATTGCAGCGGCGCGACGTGCAGCAAAGAGACGCAGGAGAGCAAAACGATGAAAAACCGTAAAGCAAAGATGCTTATTTCCCGTGTATACAGACGTTGCTATCCCAGCCAGTGGTTGAGAGTTAGCAATCGCCGTGTGGTGTTGTACTTATATTCTGGAATTGCCAGAGAGGGAATCAAAGATAAGCGCAGCGCGGCGCAAAACCGCTGGAAAAACCACTTGCGCACTAAAGGAGCCTGATATGGCTATTGCCGCAAGTTACACCATGCATCTCTACTGTGATTGTCGCCAGTGTACAAATGGTAAATATCAGTCACCAGACTTCGGTGAGTATATCGGTACGTCATGGGCTGGCTGTGCAAAAGAGGCACGTAAAGATGGGTGGCGAATAAGCGCCGACAAAACGCGTGCTTTTGCGCCAGGGCATAAAATTTTGAGGAGCAACAAAGGAGAGTGATGTGCCTACATTATTCAGAAAAGAATATCTGCGAAAAAGTAGAGCGACAGAATTTTTGTTTCTCATTCTGTTTATCGTGTTGATGATACCGATATCCCCTCTAATTTTTGTCTGGGCAATCGGGAAAATAATTGAGCCAGTTATTGAATTGTATAACGACGTGGTATGGGCGCCGTTCAACACACTACACAATAAAATTAATCCGTATAAGGAAAACTGATATGACCACTATTACCAGAGAAAACGCGGAAATTAAATCATTCATCACTGGTTTCCTGAGCGATCCGGCGCACGATAACCAATCTTCAAACAGCCTGCTTACTAATGTGTTTCGTATCGCACTGGCATCGCTGGAAGCAGAGCCGGTGGTTTACATGTGGGATAGCGAAAGAAAAGATATTGATGCCCCCGGGTATTATCGGACTGAGCATTTAGTGTTCGCGGAGAGTAGTGTTAAGCAATGGGGAGGGCGAGTTGTTCCACTTTACACCGCCCCGCCAGCGACGGTAGTGCCGGAATTTGAAACATGGTTTAACAGCCAGGAGTCAGGGAGGAGTATATGCAGCACACAGATTCGTCGTTCCCTTCAGGAAATTTCATGGAACGCCTGCTGCGCCGCCATGCTTCAGGGGAAAGACGATGGTATCCTCACCAATGAGGATACCAAAGGGGACGTTCAGGTACGGGAATTAACAATGCTGATTAAACAACTGGTTAGCCAATTGAGGAAAGCGAAGCCGGACTGCAAATTACCGGAGAAGGCGATGGTCTACCTGAAGCGAAACGGACTGATAAGCGCGGAGGATATTTTACGATGACCTGGCCTGAAGCATTCACAACGGTAGGAATTGCACTGGCGGTGGCGCTGGTTGTGTATTCGATTTGCCGATGGGGATAAAAACGGTTTGCGGGAAAAGGAGAGTTAAGTAGAATTACTGCGGGTGCTTGAGGCTATCTGCCTCGGGCATGAACACCAAAAGGCAGATAGAGAAAAGCCCCACCCGACTATAAATCGAAGTGAGGCCAGTCTTATGTCTCGACAACTGAAGATTAGCCTCTTGCGTGCCGAAAGGCAAGGAGAAGCAGGCTATGAAGCAGCAAAAGGCGATGTTAATCGCCTTGATCGTCATCTGTTTAACCGTCATAGTGACGGCACTGGTAACGAGGAAAGACCTCTGCGAGGTACGAATCCGAACCGGCCAGACGGAGGTCGCTGTCTTCACAGCTTACGAACCTGAGGAGTAAGAGACCAGGCGGGGGAGAAATCCCTCGCCACCTCTGATGTGCCAGACATCCTCAACGCACCCGCATTTAACCCGCTTCGGCGGGTTTTTTGTTGTTTATTTTCGGTGAGCATGATGCATCTGGTTGTACTGATGTGGGTGACTAATTTTGTTATTTCGGTGGCTTGTTGCTGTTGATTGGTGTGTCTTCACGGCTAGAATCGTGGGCTCTTAAATAGCGCGCAAGGATAAGAAGGACGGACCCCGAAGGGGAGAGCTATTTATCTGGAAGGATTCTGATGATGAAAATCGAAGAATTGGGTGAAATTTTTAGTGAAAATGGCCTCTATGCTGTGCGCGTTGAGAATGGAGACGTTATCTACACAACGTTAATTCCTGATGATCATGTGATTTTATCTATCGAGGCATTCATTGAATACCTGGAAAGGCTCGGTTTCAAGGTGGTTCGGGAATGAGTTATAATTCGTAAGCCAGCCTGAACAACTGGCAACCTACAGCGCCATTGGAGACAGCAATGGCGCATATACAACTGGTCAAACAAACCTCTTCCGGATTACTTCTCCCGGCGACGCCGGAGAGTTGTGATTTTCTGCATCAAATCAAAATAGGCGAGTGGATACACGCTGATTTTAAGCGCGTTCGTAACTACGCATTCCATAAGCGTTTTTTCAAACTTCTGCAACTCGGATTCGATTACTGGACTCCGGTCGGTGGGGCGATCACTCCTCGCGAGCGAAAACTGGTGTCCGGTTTCGTTGATTATCTGTGCGAATCAGTAGGCCGGGAACATACGCCAGCTCTGAGCGAAGCCGCAGAGCAATATCTGAATACAGTTGCGACACGCAGAACCCGAGATACAGCATTGCTAAAGTCGTTTGAGGCTTTCCGCGAGTGGGTAACCATTCAGGCCGGATTTTACACCGAGCATATTTATCCGGACGGTAGCCGTGGGCGCAGGGCGAAATCCATCTCGTTTGCGAATATGGACGAAACCGAGTTTCAGCAGGTTTATAAATCTGTACTGAATGTGCTGTGGAACTGGATTCTGTTCCGTAAATTTTCCTCTCCGGAACAAGTCGAAAATGTGGCCGTGCAGCTGCTGGAGTTTGCGTAATGGTGGATTTACGTAAAGCGGCGCGGGGCCAGATGTGCCAGGTCAGAATTCCTGGCTACTGCAATCACAATCCCGAAACGTCTGTGCTGGCGCATTACCGACTGGCGGGAACGTGCGGAACAGCGATAAAGCCACACGATATGCAGGCCGCGATTGCCTGTAGCTCGTGCCACGATTTAATCGACGGGCGGGTAAAAACCAGCGATTACACCAAAGAAGAATTACGCCTGATGCATGCAGAAGGTGTTTTTCGCACACAAGAAATCTGGAGAAAGGAGGGATATTTGTGATTTACCCAACGAATACAGGAAAAAGCGGAGAACACCTTCGTCTCACCACGCTGGAAAGTGTCTGGATTCAGGGAAAACTGCGTATGTGGGGGCGCTGGTCGTATATTGGTGGCGGTAAGACGGGGAATATGTTCAACCAGTTGCTGGCATCCAAAAAATTGACGAAAACAGCCATCAATGAAGCTCTGCGCAGAATGAAAAAAGCGGGAATAGAGAAGCCAGAGCTGGAAGCATTTTTGCGTGAGATGATCGACAGTAAGCAAAAAAGCTGGCTGTCCCATTGCACTGATGCCGAGGCGTTATGTATTGACCGGGTAATTAGTGAAGTGATGGCAGAGCATCCTGGATTGATTTTTATCCTCCGACAAAGATATGAAGGGCGGGGGATGAGTAAGCTGAAAATGGCACAACAGTTAAATAAGTATCGCCCTGGCTGGAGCTTGAAAACTTGCAGAAATCGCATTGATGCATGGTTGGGTGTTGCTGAACACATTCTGTATATACCAATGAAATTGGCGTTATGCGGAGAAAGCCAATAAAAAAGTTATTGCATTTTTGCCAATAAACTGCTTCAATTCAGCTATGCTTCGCAAAGCTGTATCGCGAGGCGAACCAAGCGCAATTGAACTTTAATAGAACCCGCCATCGAGCGGGTTTTGTTGTTTCTATGGTGTGATATAAGAAACGACATTTAATAATCGCCTTCAAAATAAATTTGTTTATATATTGTCATGTATATTTTAAATGAAAGTGAATTATTCACATAAAATAAAAACATATAAATTAATTTACATAACTTGACGTAAAGTGTTGTTGCGATTGGAATATTAAATCGTATCATCGAAAACGGTTCTGAGGGGGGAACTCTTCTTTGCTCGGTGATATCGCTCCCCTGAAGAACCAATGCCGACTTAGCTCAGTAGGTAGAGCAACTGACTTGTAATCAGTAGGTCACCAGTTCGATTCCGGTAGTCGGCACCATATGCGGGTATCGTATAATGGCTATTACCTCAGCCTTCCAAGCTGATGATGCGGGTTCGATTCCCGCTACCCGCTCCAGCATTTGAAACAAGCCTTATTGTATTGCGGCACTGGCGTATTTTTTATTACGTGGGAGCAGGTTGTTTTGAAAAAGCATTCTGTTCTCTGGCTATGATTTGAGGCCAGGTGTAGCCTCAGTGCTGATTTTTTTACGACAGCAGAATGGTGCATTATCGGTGGAGATTTTGTATTTCCTGGCAGGGTCGGTGATGCATCATTCTGGTGTTGTAAATCGCACCAAAGAGGCGCACCTCAGTGCGAGGGTGGTTTAAAGAGTCGGTTTAGCGGGAAACCACAGTATCCATACAGCACGGAATACTTCGGGAGGCACCCGACGCCTCGGTTTAATAACAATTAAAAAAATTCATCCCTTGCATTGACCAACCGCCATATCTGGCGGTTTTTTTTATTCCTTTCTCAGGACGAAAAAAGACACGAGCATCCAGGAATACTCGTGGGACAACGTCCTTTGGATAGCAATTTGCGAGAGGGTGAAAAGTAGCGCGGTCGTCGGATTAAGACCGCGGGACAAAGTCCATGAAGAATAATAAGTATTGGCCCCCTTCCGGGGACATGTTCATACTACTAAGCTTCAGAAGTGGTTTAAATCCTCAAATTAACCTTAATTTCCGATAAGTCTTATTTCATTTCTTTGCGCCACATCTGGCGCGCATCAAATAACGCCACGCAAAGGGCATCTGCGGATGCCGGTGCTTTTGACGGGGTGTTTTTTACGGGCCGCTGGTGGCCCTTTTTTATTTACAGGAGAAAAAAGTATGTCTGAACCCTTATCCGGTTCCGGCACGGCTGCGGCGCTCGGTGGGGCGACGGTGTACGGGCTGTTTACCGGAACGGATTTCGGGATTGTGTTTGGTGCGTTCGCCGGGGCGTTATTTGTGGCAACGATGCCGCAGGCGCTTTCAGCCTGGCGTGTGGCGGCGCATTTTCTGGTGTCGTTCATTATTGGCGTGCTGGGCGCAGAGGTTCTGGCTGCCTGGCTGGTAAAGCACACAGGATTTGACAGCGCGCCTGTCGACGCATTGTGTGCAGTACTGGTGTCAGTGGTGTCGGTGAAGATTCTCTCGTTCATCCACCAGCAGGATATTGCATCGCTGGTGTCCGGCCTGTTCTCCCGCCTGCGGGGCGGAGGAGGCGGCAATGTTAAGTAACCTTTCCGGATTGCTGAATGTGGCGTTATGCACGGTTATCGTGCTGACGCTCTTTTTTTATCGTCGCCGTGATTCCAGACACAAACCGCTGATGTCATGGCTGGCCTGGCTGCTGATGCTGCTGTATGCCTTTGCACCCCTCAGCTATCTGTGCGGTCGCCCGTTAGCGGCGAACTGGCTGGCGGTGGGGCTTAATCTGCTGTTCTGCGTGCTGGTGATACGTGCACGCGGGAACGTTTCAAAAATCCTTTCATTCCGGAGGTGAGCATGTCGGGTAAATTCAGATTCAGTCGTCGCAGTGAAAAAAATCTGGAGGGCGTCAAACCACAGCTGGTTGCTGTCGTTCGCCGTGCGCTGGAATTGACGGAGGTTGATTTCGGTATTACGGAAGGGCTGCGCACGAAAGAACGCCAGAAACAGCTGGTCGCGGAAGGGAAAAGCCAGACCATGAACAGCCGCCACCTGACCGGTGATGCTGTGGATGTTGTGGCTTATGTTGGCAGCCAGGTGTCATGGGACTGGCCTCTGTACGAGAAAATCGCACAGGCATTTAAGCAGGCTGCCGCAGAGCTGGGAGTCGCCATCGAATGGGGCGGGGACTGGAAAACGCTGAAGGACGGGCCGCACTTCCAATTGAAACGCTGATAGCCGGGCGAGTTATGAGTCGAAAACACTGGACACACAGAATGCCGCGAACGGCAGCGAAATGGGCACTGGTAGCGATACTGGTGCCTTTTTTATTGGTGGGATGCGTCAGCCTGGATAAGGCGCGCCAGCTTTTCGATACAGCTTCTCAGGTCTGTGAAATTGTCGACGGTGTCCGGCAGTGTATGCAGAACTGATCGCCTGATAATTGTTTTACTAAGGAGAAATGATGGAATCGCCAATTATGAAATATTTCAATTATGAGCATCTTCCGACTTCGTTAAAGGAAGTGAGTAAGCCAATTGGTGATCTGGCAAGAGTAATGGATGAATCTTTGCCAGACGGTCCGGAAAAGTCGGCTGGGTTACGTAAATTGCTTGAAGCAAAAGATGCTCTGGTGCGAGCGAAACTGGGTTAAGGCATTACAGCAGCCCTTCAGTGAGGGGCTGCGATAATGCCAGGCTCACCAACAGCACCCGCCGCGCACCCAGCGCACTGGCTGTTAGTGAGCTTTTTTATTCATCAAGCGAGGCTGTATGAGCGAGAAATTAAAGATCGTCTATCGCCCGTTGCAAAAACTGTCTCCGTATGCGCACAACGCCAGGACACACAGCCCTGAGCAGGTGGCACAACTGGTAGAAAGCATTAAGCAATTCGGCTGGACCAATCCGGTGCTGATTGACGAAAAGGGCGAAATTATTGCTGGTCACGGTCGCGTGATGGCGGCTGAAATGCTCAAAATGGATTCGGTTCCGGTCATTGTTCTGTCTGGCCTGACGGATGATCAGAAAAAGGCGTACCGCCTGGCAGATAATCGCCTGCCGCTCAACGCTGGCTGGGATGAAGAACTGTTACGGGTGGAACTGTCGGAGCTAATCAATGCTGATTTTGATATCTCCCTGACAGGATTCAGCCCAACAGAAATTGATGAACTGTTGACGGATGTTTTGCCAGGTACCGGAAATGAGGAGGAGCAGTACACGACGAAAATTGATACACCTGTTTATGAGCCGTCAGGCGATAAACCGGATATCGGCGAACTGTACGACGATACGAAAACTCAGGAGCTGGTCAGCCGGATACGTTCGGCGTCCCTTGATCCTGATATCGAAAAATTCCTCCTGTGTGCGGCAGAACGCCACACAGTGTTTAATTTCAGCAGAATTGCGGACTATTACGCCCATGCGCCCGCTGAAGTTCAGGCGCTTTTCGAAGAGTCGGCGCTGGTGATCATTGATTATCAGCAAGCCATCGAAAATGGTTTTGTCCGGATGACGCAGTGCATGGTGGAGATCATGCATGGCGGGGAGGAGGAATATGCGTGATGATTTTTGCGCCTTTATTCTGACTCACGGGCGACCGGACAAAGTTCTGACTTACCGGACTTTGCGTCGTGCTGGCTATACCGGGAAAATTTTTATCGTCGTTGATGATGAAGATAAAACCCGGCATCAGTACATAGCAGAATTTGGTGAACAGGTGCTGGTGTTTTCCAAAGCCGATATCGCCAGTCGTTTTGACGAAGCCGATAATTTCGGTGATCGTCGCTCAATTTTTTACGCCCGTAATGCCAGTTTTGACCTGGCAAAAAAGGTCGGGTGTAAATACTTCATTCAGCTCGATGATGATTATCACGAGTTTCAGTTTCGGGTGGATCGCAACTATGACCAGGCCTATTTTCCGATAAGGAAACTGGATGCGATCCTTTCTGAAATGCTGGCGTATTACGAATCAATACCTGCTCTTTCCATCGCTATGTCGCAGGGCGGGGATTTTCTTGGTGACAATGGCGGCCATGCTTCATGGGTGAAACGCAAGGCAATGAACAGCTTTATCTGTTCGGTCGAGCGACCGTTCTCATTCATGGGGCGCATTAACGAGGATGTGAATACGTACACGAATCTCGGTCGCCGTGGTGAATTGTTTATGACGATCGGTGCTGTCCAGTTAGGGCAGAAACAGACGCAGAAAAACAGCGGCGGAATGACCGAGCTGTATCTGGATTCCGGAACCTACGTTAAAAGTTTTTACTCCGTCATGTATGCGCCGTCGTGCGTAAAAATCTCACTGATGGGTGCCAGCCATAAACGCATTCACCATCAGGTCACCTGGAACAACGCTGCAGTAAAAATCCTTCACGAAAAATACAGGAAGAAGACACCCTGCATATCAATGGGGGTGACAAATGATTCCGTATTCGAAAGTCGAGTCTCTGGCAGCGTGCCGGATGACTGCACAACAAATAGCTGACGTTCTGGATGTTGATCTGAACCGACTGAAAGAAAATCGGGAAGCAATGACAAATTTTTATGCGTCCATCCGTAAGGGCAGAGCGAAAGGTGAAGCCGAGCTACGGGCGGCATTGTTTAAGCTTGCCAGAAAAGGGGATGCCTTTGCCCTGCGCGAACTACTCAGGGTGGATAAAAATCAGGACTAACTGATGAGCAGACCGGACTGGGGGGCGTTGCAGCAGGAGTATATTGCTGAATACACCCGCTCCGGTATATCTCCGGTGGCATGGTGTGAAGCAAGGGGACTGAATTACGCAACAGCCCGTCGTTACATCAAAAAACCTCCGAAAAATGCGCAGACAGAAGTGCGCAAAACTGCGCAAAAAAGTGCGCAGAAAAAATTTGCGCAGACTGCGCAAAAGCGGAACGGAAAATCTCAGAAAAAAAAGTCAGTATCCGATGCGTGCCTGAATGAGGGCGACGCGGAGGAAATTTCATTCTGTCCCGATGAATTCGGTATTTCAGACCAGCAGGCGAAATTCGCAATGCTGGTTGCCCAGGGGAAAAAACTCGTTGAGGCATATCGCCTGGCAGGATACGAGTCAGAGGGGAATGCGGCCTACGTAACCGCCAGCCAGCTCCTAAGAAATCCTAAGGTTTTTCGCGCTATCAGCTACTTCCGCAATCAGTACCAGAAACGCTATACCGCAGACCTGGATTTACTGGTGAGTCAGTTGATGGCCATTGTCCAGGCCGACCCCAATCAGTTGGCACAATTTCGCCGTGTTAACTGCCGTTATTGCTGGGGCGAGAATCATCTCTACCAGTGGCGTGATATTGCAGAATTCGATAAGGCAGCGGCACAGGCCTCCAGAGATGGCAAACCCGAGCCGGAATATGGAGGCCTCGGCTTTGTTGATAACGCCATACCCAATCCGGACTGCCCGAAGTGCTGCGGTGAGGGAACGGGGCAGCTTTATATGGCTGATACCACTCTGCTTGATGGGGATGCGCGGCAATTATATGCAGGGGCAAAGCTCGGGAAATTTGGTGTTGAGATCCTGCTGGAGGATAAGGCTGCCGCCCGGCGTGAACTTATCAAGCTGATAATGGCGACGAAAGGAAGTTCTGCTGGTGGTGCAACTGACAGTCGCAATGATCTGGAGCTTGAAGGACTGAGGCTTCGCAACGAAAAGCTGCGCACTGAGATTGAAAACCTCAAAAAAGGCGTGGGTGGTGAGAATAACGAAATAATTATCCACAACTCTCTGCCGATGCCGGGAGTGGATAATGTCGATTGAAATCTACCTCCCAAAACCTCATGAGGGGCAAATAGCTGCATGGACGGCGGCAATAGAGGAACGCTTCCACGCGGTATGCTGTGGTCGTCGCTGGGGTAAAACGGTGATGCTGGTGAACATCGCTACCAGTTTCGCTACGCGGAAATTTGCCGTTCCTACCACCGGGCAACTTATCGCGGGTAGGGTGGGGATTTTTACCGCGCAATACCGCCAGTACCAGGAAATCTGGGATGAAATTAGCGCCGTTCTGCAACCGCTGATCCTCAGTCAGTCAAAAAATGAAAAGCGCATCATTCTCCGTAATGGGGGGCGCATCGACTTTTGGGTAACGGACAATAACAAACTGGCCGGGCGTGGGCGTAAATATCACGCTGTGCTGATTGATGAGGCCGCATTCACTAAATCGCCGGAAATGCTCGAGGAAATCTGGCCCCGAGCGATACGCCCGACGCTTGTCGATTACCGCGGCTGTGCGTGGGTATTTTCCACACCAAACGGTATCGACGAGAGCAATTTTTTCTACGCGATATGCCACGATGAATCCCTGGGATTTGTTATGCACCATGCGCCAACTTCATCGAATCCGTATATTCCGAAAGAAGAACTGGAGGAAACGGAGAAGAAATCCGATCCGCGCGTCTGGCAGCAGGAATATCTTGCAGAGTTCGTAGACTGGTCCAAAGACGCGTTACTCGATGTCGATAAGCTGCTGGTGGACGGTCAACCAATTGAGATGCCGCCGTACTGCGACATGATTTTCGCAGTGATGGATACGGCGCTGAAAGGCGGGACCGAAAATGATGGTACTGGCGTGGTGTATTTCTCTTATGAGTCAACGTATTCGGACGATCCAAAACTGACGATTATTGACTGGGATGTGACGCAAATTAAAGCGTCATTGCTTCCTGAGTATATCCCCGGCGTTTATGACAACCTCGAGCGCCTCGCGAAATTATGCCGTCCGCGTCTGGGCAGCCAGGGTATTTTTATGGAAGACGCCGCGATGGGGGCAATCCTCAACCAGAAGGCGGAAACCGAAGGCTGGGATATGACGCCGATTAAATCGGCACTAACCAGCAAGGGCAAAGACGAACGGGCGGTGATGGCATCCAGCTACCACTATCAGGGGATGTGCAAAATCGTCCGGGAGGCTTACGACAAGACCGTTTCATTCAAACGCACCACCGCAAACCACCTCATAAAACAAATCGCCGGGTTCCACCTGGCAGACAAAGATGCGCATAAACGTGCTGATGACCTTTTCGATTGTTACACCTATGGATTGATCATCGCGCACGGTAATTACGCGGAATTGTAAAAATCTGGATTTTTTTCTGATGGCTGAGATCGAGATTTCTGTAAATCTCAGTTCTTCGTTGATGCGCATTCTTGAGGCTGAAGAAATTCAGCCGGGAACCGACATTGGCTATGAACTGTGTAAACTGCTGTGGCAGTACCACCCGCTGGGCGGGAAACTTGTCGAAAAACCCATACTTATGGCGATGTGTAAGCCGCGCCAGTACAACGTGGAGACAGACCCTGACGAGCGGGTTGTGCGGCGTTTCCAGGAGGTATGGGAACGTATGAAGGTTAACGAGAAGATTAAAAATCTGTTTTTTCTGTCTCGTTGCTACGGTGCCGCAGCGATCGGCGTGGGCACCGACAGTGTTTCATGTCGTGAACCGCTTCCGACGTTCGGACTGACAGAAGATGACGTGTATATCAACGCGTGGGACCCGTTGAACGCTTCCGGTTCGATGGTGACTGACCAGAACCCCAACAGCCCGTTTTTCCAGGAAGCCAATAAAAAACTGAAGATTGGCGGAAAAGACTGGCATCCGTCACGCACACTGAAAATCTTCAACGGCACACCGATTTATCTGGAGTTTCAGAGTTCATCGTTCGGATTCACCGGACGAAGTGTGTTTCAGCGCGTTCTTTATTCCCTGAAATCCTATATCAACACGATGGAGGCGAATGATCTCGTCAGCCAGAAGGCGGGCGTACTGGTAGCTAAAGTTGTGCAGTACGGTTCGAAACTTGACGGGCTCATGGCTGCCGCCACGGGACGAAAAAGGGAAAACGTCAAAGAGGCAAAAAATAAAGGTGTGCTTAGTATCGGGAAGGATGAGGACGTTACCTCGCTAAATCTACAAAACATCGATGGTGCGCTAAACGCTGCACGCGACAATATTATTTCCGATATTGCGTCAGGGAGTGACGTTCCGGCGATCCTCATCAAAGAGGAAGCCTTTTCGAATGGTTTCGGTGAGGGGACCGAAGATTCGAAAGCCATCAGCCAGTATATCGATGGTGTACGCCAGCAGATTGAACCCGTGATGGATTATTTCGAACGCCTGGTGCAGTACATCGCCTGGAACGAGGAATTTTATCAGTCGCTGAAAAATGATTACCCGGACATCATAACTGATGACTATAAAACCACGTTTTACCAGTGGCGACGTGAATTTACCGCGACATGGCAGGAGCTGGTGGAGGAGTCGCCGGACAAACGCCGGGAAAGCGACAGTAAAGTGATTCAACAGGCGATAGCACTTTTCTCTGCCGTGTCGCCACAGGTTGATCCTGAAAACCGTGCCGCCGTCACTGAATGGCTGGCAAGCCTTGTTAATGCCACGCAAACCTATGGCGAAGCTCCACTCATCATTGATGTGGACGCGCTGGCGAATTATGAACCACCGAAGCAGGAGACGCCTGATGGCAATTTCCAGCCGGGCGGTGAGGAAGAAGAAACGGATCAGGACGCTATATGAGGTTCTGACGGATGCCGTTAACTACTACGTAAATCACGGGTGGGATAGCGAAAAATCATTGCTCGAATGGTGCCGGAAACTCCGTGTAGCCGCTCAGCGAGAAACCCCTGATGATACCGTAGCCAGAAAACACCTCACCGCTATCTACAGCCGTCTTGTCATCGACGGCGGGGCATTACGGGATCAGCCTCCTGACGGCCCTAAAAAAATCACTGTTGAAAAACTGAAACCTGAGTTTCGCAAGGAACTCGACAGGCGAATTTTCGCCAGTGCCAACCTGATAAAACTCAACCGCGAACAGGCTATCGAGAAAACTATACAGCGTTTTCAGGGATGGGTTACGTCCATTCCGCCTGACGGGGTGAGCGAAATTGATCGCCGGGAAGTGAAGTCCGGTTTTCAGAAGTCCGTGAAGGATATGGATTTTATCAGTCGCCGGGTGGCAATTGACCAGGGACATAAGCTGGCGAGCAACGTTAAGTATCTGCTGGCTGTTCAGAGTGGTGCGATTGCTCTGCGCTGGCATTCTAACTGGCGGCGTCCGGGCTACAAATACCGACAGGACCACAAAGAGCGCGACGAGAAAATTTATCTCCTCCGCGATTCGTGGGCGCTGGAGCAGGGGCTTATTAAGCCCGTATATGGTTTTTATGACGAAATCACTGCTGCCGGGGAGGAGGTTTATTGCAGTTGCGATGCTCTGCCGATCTACGCCCCTCAGAAACTACCCGACGAATTTTTAACGGAGAAGGGCAAACGTGAGTTTAACCGAGCTTGAAGTGGCAGAACGCATCAGGGACGGAACCGTACCGTCTCCGGTGAAATTCTCCAACATGTGGTTGGTGAATTTGCGCATAACCGGAACCGGGCTTGCCTATCGCGCCGGGCTGAAAGAGCACGTCTGGCGTGATCCAAAGCTCTATCTGAACGAGGAGTTTTTAAGGCGATGCAATGGCCTTCCGGTTATCACAAACCATCCTGACGACGCAGTTCTGACGGAGGAGGATTTTAAATCGCGGATCGTCGGTAGCGTCATGCTGCCGTATATCCGGGGTGATGAGGTATGGGCGGTGTGCCGCGTTTACCTCCAGAGCATTGTTGAAGAAATCACTGAGGGGGATGTTTCGACAAGTCCGTCGGTGGTGTTCAACAGCACATCAGGAAATGTGGAAGTACAGGAAGGTGACACCAATTTTTTAATCGAGGGCGTTCCTTTCCTGGTTGATCACATCGCCCTGGTGACGAAAGCCCACGGCTCGCTGGGCGTGTGGGATAAAGACCGGATCCCCGCAGGGGTTGAAGTGACAAACACAGGTGAAATCGAGATGGAAAAAGAAGAACTCCAGGCCCTGTTACAGGGGGTTGTGAGCGATGCCCTGCAAGGCATTAATCAGAAAATCGATGGTGTCGTTACGCGCATGGACTCACTGGAACAGCGGGACAAAGCGCGGGCGGATGCCGAAGAACAGGCGAAAAAAGAGGCCGAAGAAAAGGCCAAAGCCGATGAAGCCGCAGAGGAACAGCGTAAAGCTGATGAAGCTGCGGCAAAGGAGGCGGAAGAAAAAGCCAAAGCTGACGAGGCAGCAGCTAAAGATGCTGAGGAGAAAGCAAAGGCTGATTCCGAAGCAGAAGAACAGCGTAAGGCCGACGAGGAGGCAGAAAAAGAACGCAATGATTCTGCCCTGGCAGAAGCGCAGGCAAAAGCCGACTCCGCATTCAGTGCCTGCGGTAAAAACGCGCCAGCACCGTTTTCTGGTGAAAATGCGCTGGACTACCGCAAGCGTGCGCTAATCGCTATGCAGAAACACTCTCCGGCACATAAGGACGTCAATATTCGCGCGATTGCGGATTCTGCAACGCTGGCTGTGCTTGAGGACGCAATTTTCAGTGCCGCCCGTCAGTCCATCGAAAAAGAAATGATGAGTACCCAGGGGCAACTGCATAAACGTATCCGCAACGATGAAGCCGGGCGTCGCATTACTGAATATCAGGGCGATCCGAACGTCTGGCTGAGTGCCTTCAAAATTCCGGGGCGTCGTCTGGCAAAAATTAACACTCAAGGGAGCCTGAACAATGGCTGATATTAACTTTCATCCGTTTAAAAACCGTGGAGCATTTGGTGGCCTTTTTAACGTCGAATCCCGTGGGCTGATGCAGGGGGATGCGCAGGATGATCCGGCAATTCGTCTGCAACTTTGCTCCGGTCGACTGGACAGCAAAATCACTGAACCGGTATGGGGTGGCGTTGGAGTTATGGAGTGCATTGCTCCCGCGAAAGACAGCGTTAACGGCGCGGTAATTAAACAAGCCACGAAGGACGCCTGTAACGCCTTTACTGTCTTTAATCAGGCATTTCATGGCATTACCACGCCGGATAATCCGGTGCCGTTATATCTCGCGGGTGGCTTTGTTCACTATTACCGCGTTGGCTCAGGTGCCCGCATTCCTCTCCCTGTCAGTGCAGAAGTTGTTGCGCTGGCTGATGGAAATAACACCGTTGCTGCCAGTGGTTTTGTGTGGGATCTGACGAAAAACATGGTTGATGTTTATTCGGGATCACCCGGAGCTAATCCGAAAGTGGATATTAAGTTGCTGATGGTTTCAGTTGACGGAAACCTGACGGTGAAAAAAGAGGATGGCGGTAACGTTGTCTGGGAAATCGGCAAACCGTGCGGCCTGTTTTTAATTTAAGGGGATATTAATTAATGAGCGCATTTACTCCTGCGACTACTATTGTGTCGCCGTCAATGGTGCTGCCGGAAATGATCGTGCAACAGAGCATGGCTTCCGGGGCGTTTGAAGTCCTGGCTGGTGGTGCTCCGGCAGTAAAAATCAGTTCCAGTGATTTGATGGTCTATCAGAAATATCTGCGCATGACCTCGCAGGCTCAGGTCAGCCAGTCTCTGCCGGGCCAGTTACCGTCTTCCAGTATCTCTGGCGGCTATGACGGGATGATGACTTACCGAATTTCTTCCCGCTCGCAATACAGCTATCTCGATACTGATGCAGCAGATCGCTGGGGCTATTCTCTGATTGAAGGCCTGCGCCTGGCTAACCGCCAGGGACACGCTCAAATGTTGCGTAATATGCTGCTGTACGGTGTTGAAGCGAAGAATAACGAAGGGATCACCAACTCCCCGAATGCAGTGACACTGAATCTGGGCAACGACAGCAAAGGTAACGATTCATACACCACCTGGGATTCCGGCGAGATGGCTAAATTTATGCTTGGCCTGATTGCTGACCAGAAAACCCGCATGTTGCTGCTGGGGCAGCCATTAACGACTGTTATTCTGAGCCCACAGCGATTCATGAAGGCGCTGGAGTGGACAGGAATTGTTGAGCTGACCAGTTATCAGCGTCCTGGTGGTGGTACCGGAACGGTGGGAACGATGGTTAAAGATGTCGCCGATAAGGCGACAGGCGACGACATCATTTTCTGCCAGGACGACACGCTGATCGGTAAAGGCGCTGGTGGTAATGACCTGATCATCGTTACGAACCCGACGATTGAGGTTCCGGAAGCGCGTCATACCATTAACACCAATATTTTCTCCACGCTGGTTCCTAACCAGCAGGCCGTCAACGTGATGTTCTGTGATATGGCAGCGCCGACGGAAATACCATCCCCTATGCCGGATGGTGGCCTGACCACGTTGTATACCATGCGCGCGACGCCGGGCTGGAACTTCCGCCCTGAGGGGATCACCCTGTTGTCTGCCAAATACGCATAAACGTTCAACCTGATAACGCGGGGAGCTAAATGCTCCCCTTTTTTGTGGGAAAAATTTATGAAACTCTACATCGCTAACTGCTCACGTCAGCCGCACACGTTCAACTACAAACTCCCCGAAAAAATGCAGTCGTTCGGTGTGACAATTCCGTCCGGACGTCAGCATATGATCGAAAATCAGTCCGATATTATCGACCACATCATCCGACAGCATGAGCCTTACGGATTCCAGCGTTGTGACAAGGTGGACAAGAATTTTTCTGGTATCTGCTATTCCATCGATAAACCTGTGAGCGTTGGTCGCATTGAGGATTGCGCGGAGCAGAAAACGGAAAATCTGGAATCCCTGTCAGAAGAAATTCTCGCAGCCAGCGCTGTATCGCTGAATAACGCAGTGGATCAGGCGGTGATTCAGAGTGGCGAAAAACCTCAACCAGGTGGTATTGAAATGGAAATCACCGGGGAAGCGGTTAACACCGAACAGGAAAATCCGCCCAGCACAAAGCGAAATATTAAGGTTAAAAAATAATGACCCTGCGTCCGTCACTGGAGGGGTTTATTCGCTTTGTTCGTGACGACATGAAAGTACCGGTTCACGCTATTGCTGACGATGATCCGACGCTGGAATGTTGCTTTCAGTCTGCGATGGAGCTAATCCCTCACGATCAGGGGCTGGAGCGTTTACCCATCATCTATGTGCGAACGGTTTATAACGCTGCCGCCTCATTTCTCCTGAATTTCGCTCCAGGCTCGTGGTTTGCCGACCTGAGAAAAAAACTCAACCTTGGGAAACTGGCTACTGGGCTTGTCAGTGCGGCAGCAGACCAGGGGACATCGGGTTCGATCACCATCAGCGATGCGCTGAGTAATCTGTCTTTGCTGGATTTGCAGATGTTACAGGATCCGTATGGACGACAGGTTGTTGCGGTGCTGATGCAGATGGGCACGGTATGGGGTTACACGCCATGAAACTTTGTTTTGGGGTTATCGACCAGCCGTATGACTACGGCGACGAGCCGGGAAAAACCACGTTTGACGTAGCCTGTGACCTCGAGGAGCGATACGAAATTTTTACGCACTTCTGGGAAATGCATAAGGACGAGATTATCCAGGAGGCAGGTACTGAACTGGCGTACCAGTTGGTCAATCACTTCAAGTATAAGGCTCCGCTACCTGGCGAGCATTTTCTGGAAGGGACCGGGAAGATTTTCCATATTTTTCTTGAAACTGAAGAAATGGCCGGGATGACGATTAACGGAAACCCTGTGCCAACTCAGGCCGCGCTACTGGGCGTTAACTCCAGGCTTAAGGACAAATATACCGGAGAGCGGCGTCCGTCATTCATAGACGGCGGCCTGTTTAAGGGCAGCTTTATAGCGTGGATAGATAATAATGCCGAGTCTTGAGGAATTAGCCGAACAGCACAGTTCGCAGCTCTCGTCCGTTCTTAAATCCGCAGTTGAAACCATCTCGTCAGACCAGGAAATCACGTTCAGGCTCTATGTCCGGCAGGTTCTGCCGCTGGATGGCTTTGTCTATTGGGTTAATGCGGAAATCATCAGTTGCGATGAACTGTGTCGCCTGAATATTGAGTCACCAACTCGTCTGAAAATCAAAGGCAGCCTGCATCGTCAGGTTATTGCGATTCAGGACGAGTCTGTCTCGAAGGATGTGAACAACATTATTTTCACGCCTGTTCAGCAGGTTGATGATTTTAATGTGGAAAATCCCGATGCGATCTATCTCGGTGAGTACGGAGGCGTCCAGTTCGCTTTTTCACGAATGGAGAGCCGTTATCAGCAGTCGGGTATTTTTCATTATCGCGGCATGGCGATTTTACCAACCATGCGTTCTCAGATTATTGACTGCGAGAAGGATATCAGCGACGAGCAGATCATCTCCAACAGCATCCCGATCTGGCTGCAAATGAAAGATGCCGCGACCGTGTATCCGTCTTACCTGGTACCGCAGAACCTTCGCCCTCCGTATATCGCGGTGGATGTTCGCAACAGTATTCCGTTGCAGGTGGCTCCCGTTGTTTTCGGCGGTGAGCGGTTCCAGCTAGTCCAGGATTCGGTTCGCCTGACGCTTTACGGATTCAGCAACAAAATGGCGCTGGATCTTGTCGACTCGGTGGTGAACAGGGCGCTGGAGGAGGAAAGGTTTGGTGTAACTAATATTCCGGTGGTTCAGGACGCAAAGTCGGGACAGGTTGAAATCAACGCTCTGGCGAAGAAAAAAATTGTCGATTTTGACGTGAATTACTACCAGAGCACCGCCCGGGAAATATCCCGGCAGTTGATTGAAAAAGTTATTTGTAAATATGAGGTTAAATAATGGGATTTAATATCGTCACGGTGAATGTGTCCCAGACCATCGGGGCTATACCCTCGAATTTGCAGCAGATGTCTGCGGTTCTCTCGTTTGGCTCCACGACTCATGAGCCGGGGAAGCCTGTATTACTCACCAGCAATCAGGATATTAACGATCTGGTTAAAAATCCGATTGCTGCGTTGTCGGCGGCTGCCGCAGGAAAATCTGCGGCAAACGTCACCGTTACGATGACGCTTCCGGAAGGGAGCAACATCCGACGCGAAAACAGTTCTGAGGTGAAAATTGTTGTTTCCGGGTGTTCGCCCGACGCGTGGAATGGCGAATATACTGCTACCGTCACGGATGAAAAAACACTGACCTGGACGATTGCTGATTCTCAGCTTTCCGGTTCGCCAGTGACACTGGGGCAGTTTTCCATTGTCGGCAGTGAAAATCTGGTGACGGCAGTAAACACGTTTTTTGCCCAGGGAAATTCAGTTGGGATTTACCTGCTGGAGCTGGGAGTACAGAAAGGCGGGATCAGTAAGGAAATCGCTGCACTGAAAGCTTATATGGAAGATCCGCTCCTGCGTTTTTATGCGTATCTGGTGCCGCAGCCGTGGGATGGTGACGCAGAGTTTATCAGTCTGGCAAAACTCCACACCGCCAACGAAGCGATGCAGTATTTCTTCGTGCTGACGAAAACGCCGGACGACACGAATTACGTTTCGCCTTATGCCGGTATTAAGTCGGTTATTGCAACGGCGGATGATACGTACCCGGCGACAAACGCGGCAGCAGCCGTAATGTGGAACTATGTTTCCGCATCACCTTCAGAAATCAACAAGGTGCCGCCGATGGCATTTCGCTATCTGCAGGCGGTAAACGCCCACAAGGGCAAAAATTCCATTCTGGCCACGATGACAAAGCAGAATATTAACTACGTCGATACGGGTGCTGAGGGTGGAATTTCCAACACGATTCTGGTGAAAGGCGTTACCAGTGACGGTAACGATATGACGTACTGGTATTCCGTAGACTGGGTGCAGATTAACGTCGATATGCAGCTCGCCAACACGGTGATCAACGGCAGCAATAACCCAATTAACCCGCTTTACTACAACCAGGACGGGATCGACCGTCTACAGCAGGTCGCACAGGCGGTGTTCAATACGGGCGTATCTTACGGCCTGGTCAACGGCCAGCCTGTCGTCGATGCAGTGCCTTTCCGCCAGTATATCAACACTAATCCGAATGATTACGGTATCGGGCGTTATGCAGGCCTTTCGGCCTCCTATACGCCGATGCGCGGATTTGTCGAAATCATTTTTAACATCAATGTGACAATGCAGCTTTCGTGAGGGACTGAACCGTGCCTAATCCAATGATTCCCGTTGGCACCCTTAACCGGGTTCGCGCCAGCGTTAAATTCACCTCTCATTCCGAACTGAATGTGTCCGCCTCATTTCTGGCAAAAGAAGGCGTCGAATTGTCCTTTCAGGGCAATATCACGGAGTTTTTACCCGCTATGACGGGAGCTGTGCAGTCGCCGCAGCCATACATGATTTTACAGGCGCGTGTTCATCTGCTGCGTAGCCAGGCGCTGGGAAAACAATTCAAGGCGCAATGGGAAAAAAACGCCACGATCGGCGACGCAAAAGTGTATAGCGACAGCACGGTATTCGGTGACTTCGATATCTATAACACGGCGATCACCAACGTGCAGGATATGACCTTCGCCGGGGGCGAGCCGGGTGTGGCCATCACCATTACCGGTACGTATTACATCAACTCTGAAATGTGGGATCTGGTATGAAAATCTCCCGAAATCTGAATCTGATTATTCCTGTCCGGACAGAAAAGGGTAATGGCTGGATCCATGCCACGCCGATCAGCAAAGAGGTGTTTAAAGAGCATTTCTTCATTCTGAGTAAAACCTTTTCTGCCATTTTTTCTGAAGGTCTTGGCGTCGTTGCGGGTCCGCGTATCGCTTTTCTGATGCTGGAGCGGATCTCGCGTGATTCCGGTATCTGGGACGATGATAAGGGAGTTCGTAATACGCTGGTGAACGAAATAATTCGCCTGGCAAACCTTGTTTATCCGGTGGAGGGCAAAGGTTACGACACAATCCCTCTTGATATGGCGCTGGAGCGTGAAATCGTTGAGCTGGATGATGTTGCGGGTGAACTCGTTTTTTTTACATGCGTCTCGTCGATAAATTCACCGGAGCAGGCGAAGGGGACTATGGATGTGGTCAATGGAATATGGAGCACTCAATGCTCGTCATTGAATCTTACGGAATGGATCGTTTCATTGCCGACATTGAAATCAGCCGCCAGTTCTGGCGCGACGGCGAACACGTCATCAGCGACATCCTCGACTACTCAGCCGGAGCCGGATTCAGAGACATCTGTGCAGATTCCGGTCTGAATGTAAAAACGGCAGCTCAGTTTCGTGAGCTGCTCAAATTCAAAAATCCCGCAGGAGTATTGTGATGGCTGGTAACCAGATGCCAGTTCTGACGCTGGATGTTAATGAAGAACACCTCAAGCGGCTTGAGGCGATATTTGAAAAGTATCGCAACGGGCTGATGATTGGTCCTGCCGGGACGCCGCTTAAAATACCTTCAAATACAGGTCAGGGAGGTGGCGCCCGGCAGACAACCACAGGCGGAGAAGCCAATCAGGCTCCCAGGAAACCGTCTTCACCTGCGCCAGTTCCGGCTGCGTCCAGTGATGGACGTTTAAGGGATGAAAAAGGGCGCTTTGTTGGCAGCGGAAAAACAGCGGATTCGCTGGTGAGCAACTATAAAGGTCGCGGCGAAACGATGTTTGATAAGTACCTCAGCGGGCTGGGGAAAAACGCCAAACAGACGCTGAAAACTTACAAGCAGATCAATTCTACGCTACGGACGACCACTTCGAGATTAAACAACCTGTTTAAAACCACCGTATCGTGGGGGACAAAACTTGCGGTTATGGGCGTTGCCGGGCCGTTTGGCTTTGGCATGATGGCCCGTAGTGTTGTAGAAAAACAGAAAAATGCAGATGAGCTTGTGGCAACGCCGGGAGAATTAAAGGCGGCAGAGAGTACCTATTCGCCTTATTTTTCCGGTGTTGGTAATTTGCTCAATACACTGGCAGCCGCGCAGAATGACACTCAGCATCCTGCCTACAACGGGCTAATTGGGTTAGGGATAAATCCTAAAAAAGGGGCAGCAGAAAATCTCCCTGTGTTGTTAGAAAGAGTCGCTGCTCTTGCAAAGGAATATGAAGGTTCCGGGCTTACTCAGAGCATGCTCAGAGGCCGTGGCCTTGGATGGGTAAATTTTGGTCTTGCTAACCAGTTAGTCAAATATCAGGACAAAATACCTGAACTCAACAAAGAGTTTTTATCGCGAGCTTCTCAGAATGACTCGTTGCTCACATCTGCACATACAAGTAAATATCAGAATCTTACCAGTAACCTGGAAAATAACTGGGATCGACTGACCAGTGGATTTCAAGGAGCTATGGCGGGGAATGCAGACGCTTTAATCAGAATTTCTGATGGTACTACGAATGCTGCCTTGAATTTCATGAATGGTGAGAACTTTAAAAGGATTCTGACTGATGTTGGAACGGGGCTGGATAAGCTTGGTAAGTACGTAAATGGCCCGGATTTTAATAACGACCTGAATAATTTTGCCGGAAATGTTGCAAAGGTCACTAAGGCTCTTGGCGGATTTGTAGGTTTTGCGGCTGAGCATCCCTGGCTTTTTGGGGCTGCGGTTATTGCCGGAGGAAGCGGGGCTTTCACTGGAGTGGCGAGTGCGGTTGTAACTGCGATGATGAGGCATCCGTTGATCTCTGCGGCAATGGCTTATGGTGCTTATGCGTATAAGGATCACGAAAATATCATCGCTTCGGCAAATTCATCATGGGACTACACCAAGAGAAATGTTGGTGATGCGCTTCGCTGGATAGGTATTGATACCGATCTTGGGCGTAAAAATACCGTTCAGGGAACGCCTGAAATTGCTATGGATATTCCGGGAGTGGCGACAGCAAACGGATTGCAGGAATATTCAAACAATGTAAACAGGTCAGCATATTTATCCAGAGGGATCAGGAATAACAATCCCGGAAACCTTAATTTCGCAGGACAAAAAGGGGCGACCCTGGAATCGGGGCCAAATGCCCGTTTTGCCAGCTTCCCGACGATGCTGGAAGGTATTGCTGCGTTGGATCGACAGGTCATGCTATATCTGAAGCGCGGCAAAAATACGATTGATCAGATTATTGATATTTATGCCCCTTCATCTGATGGAAATAACACATCGTCCTATAAAAGTTATCTCTCTCAGTACACCGGATTAGGTGTTAAGGAGAAAATCGATGGTTCTAATTTTGAGCTAATGAGAAAGCTAATTCAGGGCATTATTAACCATGAAAATGGGGCCGCCGCTCGTGCTGTAAGTGGCGATGATGTGATGCGGGCGCTGGCAATGAACCGGGGGAACGTATATTCATCAAATAATGCTTCTCAGGTAATCAGGCTCGAAGTTCAACAAAAACCAGGTTCAGATATACTGGCACAACTCGCCGGAATGCAACAAATACCGGGGTAAACCATGTCACTTAATTACTTTGGACAGGCTTTCAAACTGGCGTTTGAAGTCTCGCCCATTCTTTTGGTTGACGGCATAGCGTCGAAAATTCCAGGTGGGGTGATGCCGATTGCTGTTTTGACTGAAGGGCTAAGCATCACGAACGGTCTGCTGCATGGCGAGATACGCACACGTTCGATGGCGGCGTTTACCCCGATGGCGGGGACAACGTTAGTCCAGCAGGATCTTTGTAACCTGAATTTCTATAACCAGGTAACGGCAGCGAATGCGACCGTCAGGAAGCCCAATCGGGTAGCCATGCAGATGATCCGTCCGGCATCAACGGAGGACGGTGGCTACACCACGAAGGGAATGACGTTCACGGCGCTGAAAATGGCGCTTGATATGCATAACCAGTATGGCGGTTGTTACACCGTTCTGACTCCCTCGTTTATCTACACGCGCTGCCTGATGCGGTCGTTTATCGATACATCCGGTTTCTCTGAGCAGAACAAGCAGGTTCAGCACACCTGGCAGATTGAGTTTGAGCAACCATTGTCGTCTGTCGAACAAACAGTAAAGACGCTGGCGAATGTTCTGGATAAATTTGATAAAGGGATGCCGTCAGACGGTCCGCTATCGTGGTCAGGTATTAAGAACCAGGTCGTGCAGGAGTTTGGTATTGGCTTATGACAACGTTAATTCCTTTCAAACCGGACGGGCGAGGTCCGTTTCAGTTCACGGCCAGAATCGGAGAATATGAAACATTCGCCCGCGTTCCGTTTAATCTGTATGCAAATCGTTACTACCTGGAACTGAAAGACAGTTCTGGCGACGTGATTGTGTACACACCGTTGATCGCGTCACCTGACAATTACGACATCAATCTGGCGCTGCCTTGCTCGCCGGGGAAACTCGTTTTTCGTGAAAGTTCTAATCAGTTTGAGGTTTCGTAATGCGCTATTACCGACTGGAAATCATCAATCCTAAAACAGGCAAGCCGCCAGTGGATTGCAACGGTAAACCTATCGGGCCTTTTGATACCAGTAAAACACCCGGGTGTGGGTTACATATTGAATTTGACGTGCAGGTGACTGGACTTGATGTGGTGAACTCGGGAACCATGCTTGCGATATATGGTTTACCGCTCGATATGCTTAAACAGAGCGTTAACTTGCAAGGGTGTATTGTAAGAATGCGGGGTGGGTTTTCAGAAGGATTGCCTCTGGCCAACCCTGAGCAGCAGGGGGAAATCATCTACGGTGAAGTCTATCTGGCTTATGCTAACTGGATTGGCACCAACCAGACGTTGAATCTGGTTATTAATCCAACGCTCAGAAAAAAAGAAGATGGAAGCCCTTTCTCAATCGAGGGTAAAGGTGAAGCTGGTGAGAAAGTAGGGGATGTTATCGCACGTGCACTGAAAGAAGCTTTTCCTAAAAAAAAGATTGAATGTCTGGTCAATGACAGCCTTGTTTTACCTGAGAGATGGGCTGCGTCCTATAAGAATATTGGCTCGTTAGCGATGGTCGTAAAAAACGCATCCATAGCGATGATGCGTGATGCGAAATATAGCGGAATAGCCATCAGCATTCTTTCCGACAGAATACGAATTTACGATAACGTGTCGGCAAAGTGGGGAGAACCTAAAACAATTCATGCCCATGAACTGGTTGGACAGCCGACTTGGATTGAGCCGTTTACTGTCAGTTTCAAATGCCCAATGAGAGGTGATATCAGATGTGGTGATGTGGTTAAACTACCGGAGGGGCTATATTCAGGTGCAGCGTCGATTGTGATGGCTAATACAATGGCTCCTAGCGTTATCTCCAAAAACTCGACCACGTTTACCGGAAAATTTATGGTTAAATCTGTCAGACACATTGGCTCGTATCTGACGGCCGATGGTGATGCATGGGTGACAGTGTTCGAGGCGTATGCTGAAAACTGGGTGAGGGTGTAATGTCAAACGCTCAAAAACGACTACCTCTCCAACGCTTTTCGGAAATGGTGTCCTTTTCCGGCAACCAGCAAGCCGAGCTTAAAGGCCGTGAATTGCCCTGCCATGTTGTCGGTGTCAGCGGGCAGATAGTGACAGTTCAGTTTGATATGCTGCCGGAGGGGATCAACTTTCCGCAGATAACAATCCCTGTCGCCACATTCCCGTATATTCGTTACCCGATACAGCCGGGCGATCGAGGAGTAACAATTGCCGCTGATGTATCCCTGCGCGGTGTGTCCGGATTGGGAACCGGTATGGCGACGCTTTCTTACTCGATGTCGCTCACTCCACTGTTTTTCGTGCCACTGGCAAACAAGGACTGGTCCGACGAAGATCCGCAAAAAATCGTTTTGTACGGTCCGGATGGCGCGATCCTCAAAACAGAGGACGGCAGTAGCTCGGTAACGGTGGCACCGGAAGAAATCAGGCTAAAGTCGAAAGCTGTTTACCTCGAGGCCGAAGATATCTTCATGAACGGTCAAATTCACCTCAACGGACCGATCGTCCAGGACAAAGCCCAGATGAAGGATACAACTGCTTCGCTGATTGGCCCGCTTACTGTGCAAAACGACGCGATGATAAAAGGTGTCAGCGCCAGCGGTCACAGCCACGATGTGACTGGGGTTCAAAGCGGCAACAGCACGATCACGTCAAAGAAACCAAATCCGGGTTAATACCGGTTCATTTCACTTTAAATTCTATCCATAAAGCGAAAGCCCCGACTGGGCAAACAGTCGGGGCTTTCTGTTTCTGACCTTGAATAAGGCAAGGGATAATTACGTATGTTTGGAGGTCTTCCGTGATTAATTTTAGCGGAGGAGACTGGATTGTGGAAGCTCTAAAATTGCTCGAAAGAAGTCCGGTTCTGAGAAGAATGTTTTATGCAGTTCTTATAGTTATCGGAGGGTTTGCAGTTGCTAAATCGCTTCCGGGAATCGCAGAGATCATAAAGGTTCTAAATGGATAGCGAACTGATTCTTAAGGCTGAGACAACCCCACAAGGGGCTGATAAGGCTGCGAGAATAATCGCAGTATGTCGGGGGATTCGGCATATTCTGACTCCAGTAGCGTGGATCATTTGCACCGCTCTGGTTACCGGTACCCTAATTTACTTGAAAGGTTGACGCATGAGAACATGGGGCCGCGTCACCGACGCGAACGGCAACAAAAAATGGGTTGCAGTAGAGTCAGACGCCAGCGGTGATTTCTCCTACGGCTGGCTGACGACGCTCATTCAGACGTTAAAGCTGGGGTTGGGGGAGTCGCCGTTTTACGCGAATTACGGCATTCCAGCGCAGCAGTGCATCGTGCAGCAAATTTACCCGGACTACTATGTGAACATGGTTCAGCAACAGTTTGCCGGGTATTTTGCATCGCTGGCAATTTCAAAGGTAGATGGGGCAGAGAACCCCACCTATAACATTGATGTTGTGTTTTTTAATGGGACCAGTTACCGGACGCAGGTTCCGGTTTGAGTCAAATTTTCGGGCATCAGTTGGGCCAGTGGCGTGTTAAGAAGTTCATCGCGTGGCATGACAATCCATCCACTTTTGCGTAGTAAGTGAATTGCCCATTCTGTGGTGATAACTGAGCCTGATTTGTGGTGCTCAATGTGGGTAACCGAGCCGTTTCTGACGCGCATGATGATGTCAACATTCAGAGGGGATTGTGTGCTGGTGGTATCTTCGCGCAGCTTCTTCTCGCACTCGATGAAGTATCGGCGGATCTGGCGTCCTTTTTCGTTGCGCTCGACCATTGCCAGCTCTTTGGCAGTGTCTAGGGTGAGGTGGTAGTCCTTGCGGTTATGTCCTCCTCTGCCTCCTAACGATTGCTTTCCTGTTTTGGAAAGCAAAATGTAATCTTGATTTTCTGTAAATCCGTATTCTGCGATGCGGGATGTAATCCAGGCAGCGAAAACCTTACCTACACCAAGAAAAGCGTGCAGATCACGAGCATTACAGAGTAGGGCGGTTTCGTTTGAGATAGTTCCGTTGAAAACGGGGATTAATTGTATTGTCATAACGACCTCACTGATTTTTTCGAATTTCCACTATCGGAGTGGAGCCGGGAGGTTCGAAACGGCTCAGTGAGGCCGCGGACTTATTCCCCTTTCGGGTGTTGTATTCGTCGCCCTCCCGACATTGTTCGGGGATGTGACCGCACATTGTGCCATCACTAAATAGCAGGCATAAAAAATCCAACACTAACGGGGTTGGTTGTGACCGCACTGAGAAGAGGTTTCGACGCCTCATGCGCTTAATCATACTCAACTGGGCGCGGTTGTAAAGTATGAACTTGAACGGACATTAAGAATGGGTAAAATTTAATCTCCTGTTTTTAAGGAGATTACGGATGATTAAGTTTAAATTATTTGTAGTGTTTGCTTTTTTATTACAAATCGGAACTGCGAATGCGGTATCTTTTGATTGCTCGAAAGCTAAATCATATTCTGAAAAGTTAATTTGCAGCAACAGTGAATTATCTGAA